ACGTACCCGGAGCAGTACCAGAAACAATATGTGTTTGACCTGCCACGTTAATCAAAATTGTTACTTCTTCGGGACTATAAGTGCCAAGGATAATATCTGAAGCCATTTAAACTCTCCTTATGCGGTTACAGTGCCAACGATAGTAACAACGCGAACGCTGCCCTGAAGTCGTGCAGTGAAGAGGAAGTCACCAGCAACACGCTGGATTCGTTGGTTAGCTGCGATGGTCAATGGATCAGGACTTGTGACGGTCCAGCCAGAGTCATACAAGCCGTTAGCTTGACCTTGTGCAAGTACAGAGCGCATTTCACTTTCAATGATCAAGAAACCATTACGGGTATATGGAACTTTCAACAAGTTAACAAGGCGGCTGTAGATAGCCTCTTGCATGCGTGCATAAGTCCAATCGATGCCAATGATGATATCAATCGCGTCACTAACACCAGTAGACATGTTACCGTCTTGGAAGATGTTAACACCCGCCACAGTAGTGTACATATTAGCATTCTTGGAACGCAAGTTAGTACGCTGAGTATCAGTCAATACAGAAACTGTAACCAAAGTTGCGCGTTTAAAGTCCCAGTCATTACTGCCCGGAGTACGAGGAAGCTGACTACCAGCCCAAGCTGCTTCTGGATATTCAGTGTCTGCTGTTGGCAGATAGATGATTGCAGTACGGCTATAACTACCAGCTTTCAACAAAGATGCTGGATCGGTTGTACCAGTTGTAATGGTAACTGGGTCAGCGGTGCTGGTCAGGTAAATTTTATGACGTGGTTGGATAGAGGCAGCAAGAGCCATAATATCAGCAGAAACATGAGTCTCTGCAATCAAAGCATACCAAGCATTAGTCACATCAGTAGCAGCGTCTAGTGCTTCAACCCAAGTTTCAGTTGGTACAGCATTAACGCCCACCAAATTCGCAGAAGACACAACACTCCAAGCAGTCCCAGCAACAGTAGGTGCCAAAGTGAGGGTAGTGGTGCCTGTGACAGTGATACCGGTTGGAGTACCAATAGCAGCTTTCAGACCAGTTACAATAGTGGTTGCTGTAGCACCAACACCAGAAGTGAACGAGTAAAGAACGCCATTGAGAGTTACACTGTAAACAGTGCTATCTGCAACTGTTGGGGTGAAGGTTACACTGTCTACTTGACGGCGACCAACGATAATCGAAGGAGGACGTACACCATCTTGACCAAACAGGCGCTGGGCAATCTTATAAACATTGTCTGTGCTGTTGAAGTCGTCAGCTACGGCATCAAAGTCAGTGTAGGTACGAACACGTTCAGAGAAATTAGTAAATGTTGCGAGCACCAGAGGGATTTGAAAGCTAGCAGTTGCTACTGCTGTGGTTTCTCGATTTATGGTGATAGAAATAATTGAATCAAGCTCTGCCATCGGATTTTATCCTTGTGTGGAGTAAATGTAGCCATATGTAGGAATCTTTTTGGAGATTCTGTTTTTAATAGTATTAAGTGGGATTCCCAGAGCTAGAGAAGCCTCCTCTAAACTTGAGAACTCCTTTCCTTCTGCCATGTAATTCCTACTTGGTTTTTCTTTCTTTATTTTATTGTTTTCTTCAAATACTCCACGAAGTATTTGTTGTCTAATACTTTCAGGTCTTTTATTGTAGACCTGCCCAGCTATAAACAAATCTGGAAACCAAAACCCTTTGTAGTAGTTTGGAACCTTTAATGCTGTTGAATTTGACTTTCTTTGTGGAACTTTAATGTCCCCTAGATAACCTTCAACCCTGCGCTTTTCATAAACATTCTGAGAGATATCTAGAGCAGCCAAAGCGTATTTTTTACTAGGGAACCAAAAACCTAACGCATACACAAACTTTTGTGGGCCGGACTTCTTTTCTGGGATTTTAATTTCACCAAGGAGATTTCTTTTCTTCCTTGAATTAAATAAACCTTGCCCCCACTGAAGCTTACTAAGGGCCGTCCTCAGATTAGGGAACCACCATCCAGAAACATATATTTCTTTATCATCAGACCTAGATTTAACTGGGCCTCTGAGCCCACCTTTACCACCCATCCCACCAACGGAGAGATTGTATCCGTGACCAGTTACTAAAGAGTCATAGGAAGAAATGGCCTTTTGCTCAAGAGCATAGATATAATCTCTTGTGCCAATACACAAAACTTCAAAGGTAAAATTTTCTTTACCGTATTTCTTAACAGCTTTATTGACTGGGCGTCCCTTTTTCACTTTCGTAAAATGTTGAGCCTTTCTGTTGGTTGGATTAGTCGTAACACCAATATATAGCTTCCCATTTACAAGATTTGTTATTTTATATAAATAATGAACGTCGTCTTGCAAGATAAGCCTCCTAAGGGGTTATGATAAAATCTGGTGGGACTGTAAACACTTCGCCTGTTAATTCATCAACGATGATTACAGCCTCAACTACATCCACAATCTGCTGTGTATTAACAGCGTATGTAAATACGACATCCATATTGTGATATTCAACCCACTTCGTATCTCGTTTCTGTGGTGCTCGACGGATGTTTGTTTTTGTTCTTAGATTAAGACTATTTCTTTGTAGCTCTTCACGCACAAGTACATTGTTCAATTGTTGTGTGAAGACTTGAGACATTTCCCCAGACTTACTCCCAACAAAACTAAACTGTGCGTAGATATTGTAATTAGCTTGGATGGTGAGTTCATCTAATTCATTAACTAAAGTAGATGTATATCCTTTACCAACCTGTTCAACTTGCAGAATATTAATTACAACATAACTCTCGGCAGGTTCTGCACCATTAGAGTGAGAGAAGATAACCTGAGGGTTTGTGAATTCTGATAAGGCTACTAAAGCCCCTTTACGGATACTTGTTCGAACGTCGGAATAGACACTCAATTTTTGCTACTCCTCAGCGTATTGTCTGCACGATATGAGGAAAGGCGATTAAGCGCCCTTTTTAGCTACCTCAAAATCTGTGGTGTCATACATTGTCCCACTATCAATCAGAGGATTATTAAAACCCTTGTCTGCAATTGTTTGGGGACTGTTTGGTGGAGTATCCCACTTAGCTATTACATCCTTCATCTCTTTGACAAAGGTGGGGCCAAGCTTTGTGTACTCTTGTTTAAATGAACTTTTACCTTCTGCAATCCTTTGCATACTTTCTTTGAACAAGCTGTCATAAACACCTTTTTTAATTGGTGTCATGAAACCAACCCGTATGAAAGGACGTATTGGGTTGGTTGAGGTTCCTTCCTCGTTAAACTGTGCCACCTGAGCTACGGGCAGGTTGTCATTCTCGGGTCCATAATTAGAACCTTCAAACCAACCAATCCTAAGTTTATCTTGTGTGTTTTTGGAGATATCCTTCTTCATCTTCTCCCAACCAGACTTATCAACCTTCAACTTAAAAGACATTTTGTTATCCTTTTTAGTTTGGGGTTAATTCAATTCTGGCTGCTTGAATTTTAACGTGCTCCAAAATGCCCATTCCGTTTGTCCAATCATCAACCTTCATAATCTTATAACGATCATTCTTCCAAATGAATTCATCAGCATCCCAGCCTGAAGTTCCCTCTTTAAGAGTACGGGCATAATCAGCGGAGTAAAATTTAACCCACACTCTTGTCCTGTCAGCTTCGGGAAGCATCATGATTTCATAAGGTTTCAGAGGCTGGATATTTACTTGAAGAAGAACTTCAGTAACAGTGCCCTCAACCCAATCACCATCAACAAATGAACCAGCAGTCTGTCTATAGATTGTGAGGGGAATCTTATGCGTCAAAAGGAATTGTGGTCTTAGCATATCAACTCCTAATAAACAAAAGTTTCACCACAAGAAGTGCAGCCGCACCCTGTGGTGCATCCTGTCTCACAACATTCCGCTTCTCTACAGATATCCCCATCACAAACTTCGATGTTCATGAGCTTGCTTGGACAACTGTTAGCAGACCAAGGCATCAATCCCATAGGGATGAGTACAGTAGGGTTGTTAATGAAGTTACCAAGAGCTGCTAGATAGTTCTTAGCGTAGTCGTTCCACACAAGAATATCGCCGGTTTGCTCTCTCGTGTTATATCCGGAGATAGTGAACGAAGCACTAATAGCAGCCATCCTCGCCGCCTGATACACATTTTGATTATTTAAATCTAAGAATTGTTGTATCTCTTCCTCACTGAATATTGGGTAAAATGGATTACCCAAAGTATTACCAATCAGCAGGTTAACCTGCTCGACAGGAGTTAATGCCATAACTATTCCTTTATGTAACCATAGTATTGTAGTTCGGCTTCCTGTCTTACTTTGATTGCCTCTTCTAAAGAATCGTAACGACCAAGATTAATTCGTTTCTTTTCTTTAGAAATGTAAACTTCCCACTTACCTCTTTCTGAACACCAACTAACTCCAGTTTTACCTGATGTATTGTGTGCTTTAAGAGTTTGGTTAAAGTTTTGTTCAGAGTAAGTTGTCCACCTGCAATTTTCTAAGAAGTAGTCACCATTGACATCAATTCTGTCTAGTGTAGTACCTTCTGGACGCTCACCCATATCTTCAAAGAAGTTAAGAACCCCATTAGATGGGTCAAGCCATCGATCACAAATCTGGATACCTCTACCACCACTATGCTCAAAAGATTTATGATTTTCATCAGTAACCCTCTGAATCATTGCTCGATAGGAAGCATATGTCTTTGTTTTATATTTTCCGTGTTTCACATTATGATGCATTTTAGACCTCCTTTAAACTAATTTGATCTAAAATCTTATCACATAATTCTTGTAAATACAAGGGCAGAACTAACCGCCCTTTATACTTACGCAGCAGGCATAATACCGGCAGCAATCAATTTAGTAAGCAATGCATTATAAGCTACAGTAACTGCTGCCAAGTCTGCAAAGTCTGGAGTTTGTTGGGCAGTGAAAGTAATTTGTTTTGCAATACCAGCTACAGCAGTTGTTGCAGCAGCAGTGCCGAGAGCAGTACGAGCAGCGGCAGCGGTTGCAGCAGTCAATACAGAGCGGCCTACAGCAGTAGAGTCAGTGATGTCAGTGGAGGCAATACCGCCCAAACCAGTATCCAATTCTTGTACTGCAAAGATCCAACCGTTTTTAGTTGTTACAGCCATATTTAAATCTCCGTAAATAAGGGGCTATATTTCAAGCCCCATTAGATCGTTTACAAGTACAGACGAACAACAGCGGCAGGATTGAGCATGGCGTTCAAGAAGTTCTGCTCGGTCATGATTTCGATGATGTCATCTTTTTCATTCAGGTATTCGAACCAGTACGAACCTTGGGCACGACGGTTGATCGAACCAAAACGGTTAGCCGGAGCGTAGTAGGTTTTGAACAGATCACGAACACCAACAGGCAGCAAGTAAGCATCACCTTCTGGAATGAACGGTACGAAAGTACCAGCAGCATTCTCGTAACCACCGGCACCGGCATTGATGAATGTGATACCGAATACAGTCATCTGTTCGAAACGTGCATCCAGACCAGCAACATCTGCACCACCTTTACCCAACAGAATGCTTGTACCTTGGCTTTGGTCAACATACTTGAATGCGTCAGTTACGAAAGCATTCTGTTGCAGAGCCATATAGAAGCTGTCGGAGCACAGGCATACGAAGGCACGAACAGTACCGGCTTGACCATCACGCAGACCATTACGAACAGCTTTCTTAGCAGTGTTCAGAACAGCACGAGGATCAGCAGCACCTGCGAAGTCAACATCGATTTCTTCACGAGTAACATCAAACTCGGTGTAGTAGTTGGTTACTACAGTGCCACGAGGGGCGTAAGCAGTACCACTTACAATCAGTTGCATACGAGCAGCTTCAAGAGTGAGGGAATGCGCTTCACGCAGATCAATCATCTTGTCAGCACGAACCGAAGCTACAGTTTCCAGCTCAGCAAACTCAGCCAGACTACCACCTTGAACAATACCATCGATATCATTAGGGGTGATTGCGTCATCAGCAGGGAAGTGAGGGATCTTCAGCAACAGGGAATCTTGTTCACGACCAGCGATGGTCTGATTACGTTCGTCCCAGTTACGGTCTTCCAGAATGTGACTTTTCTTGGTGTTACGAACAATCTCGATGTTCTTCTGGCTGCGATAGTCAGGAGTAAACAAACCGAGAGCGTTAGTGATACCAACAGTATTAGGAACAATGATCAGGGATTCGGTGCGGTCTACAACCTTACCCGGATTGTTGCGGTCAAGTACAATTGCCATAGTATTTATAATTCCTTAAGGTCGTAGATTAAACAGTTTTGAGAACTTGGATGCCTTGTTGCTCAAGCAGACCCTTCAGGGTTTCAACTTCAGCGTCAGACAGATCGGCACCACCATCAACAGCAGCCGACTTAGCTACTTGTTTGATGTAGTATTCTTTGAGTTGCAGAGCACCCGAAGTACCTACAAAACCAACAGCGTTATATTTACCAGAGGCAATTGCACGAGGAACAAACGAAGGGTTGAACGAGAAATGATCGCCATATACAACAGCGAATTCATTGGTCAGAACCAGTGGAGCTTCAGAAGCGAGTACGGTCCAAGCAGCAGTAAGATCGGCAGACTTGGCACGATAAACTACAGTACCCATACGGATAGCTGGAGTGATTGGAGTGATATTCAGATCACGGCGGCTGTAACCAACCGAGGGGTCCATCTCATGGACAACCAGATCAGAGAAGCGTTGTACGAAAGTTTCAGCAACGAAAGGCATATTTGTTTCCTTTAAATAATGTAATTAGATCAAGCCAAGTTTTTGTTTGATAAGATCTTCGGTAGAAGTTTTAGCTTTCGAGGTAGTCTCTACAACGGCTTCAGTACCTTGGTCGCCAATCTCTGTAAACATATCAGATGCTTCAAGAGCTTGTTTCTGTGCAGCAAAACCACTCAGAACAGTTTCAAATGCCGAGTCGTCCAGAGAAGCCAAGGACGTGCTAACGGCCTCCACTTTGTCAGCGGACATAACAGCGGCAAGTGCAGTCTTGCGACTGGTCATTTTTACGGCTACAGCAGCAGCTTCAGCAGAGGCTACTTGAGCAAGTGCTTCAGTCAGGGCTGCTTCTTTTTCTGCAAATGCAGATTGGAGAGTAGTCAGGGTTTCTTTGACAGAGGTAAGCTCTGCTACTTGGCCTTCGTACTGTGCAAGTTGTGCTTGCAATTCAGCGAGTTGCGACATATCCAGAGTTTCCTCATTGGTTTTCATATTAAATAGCTTATTCTTAAGCATACTGTTTCCTTCGGGTCTTTGAGCCGTATCGGCCAAATAGTTATAGAACTGATCCACAGTCATGGAACTATCAGCCAAACCAAGCTCAATTGCTTCTTTCGCAAGGAAAGTACGCGCTTGTGTCGATTTAACTGTCTCTACAGTGAGGTTACGGTGTGTCGCAACAAACTCTGTAAATTCGGTGTACAAAGTGTCAACTTTGGATTGGATATCACTAATGAAGTCTGGGCGGAAAGAACCATCATCTGCAAAAGGTGTTTTAGATTCACCAGCAAATACATAAGTGCGCTCGTAGCCTTCCATTTCAAGAGCTTTGCTATCGTTCATGAGTCTCACGACTACCCCAATACTACCCAACTCACTTTGACTATTAGTAATAACTTCATCAGCAATTGCAGTCAGAGCGTAGCCAGCGCTTGCACTGAGCCCATCGACATATGCAAGAATCCTTACACCGTTATCATCAGCAAGTTTACGCAAGTAGTTTGCTGTATCGAATACCGAGTAAGCTTCACCACCGGGGCTGTCCACAATGAAGGCGATGGTTTTAGCACCAGCATCCACCATAGCTGAGAAGTCTTCTTTCAAACCTTCGTATGAAGTACCACCGCAAAGGGCAGCAAACATTGTCGGCTTGTAGGTAAGAGGACCACTAATCTCAATAACACCAGTTTGAATATCAGCGTTATAAGTGAGTTGTTTTGGCTCACCATCAAAGAGAGCTTCAGGGGAAGTTTCAACATCACCAGAGCAACGCTTGTTCACATAATCAACAATAGTCTCAAACGAGCTAGAATCAATCATGTGAGGAACGTTGACAATTTTACTTTTCAGACGTAACAAGCTATGAGCCATTATTCATATCCTAGTTCTTGCCAATCTTCTAAGGAGTACGTAGTAACAACCCCAGCCATCTTGACTTTAATGTATTCGGAATCTCTTGAGATAACCTCGTAGACCGTTCTTTGTATATTTGCGTTAGCGTTGTTAGCTGTTGAGGCATCCCCAGAAGATCCATTAGAACCACCAGTGCCGTTAGACATACCTTCTACCATCCCTGCACCACTGTTAGAAGTTTCTGGTGTAAGTTGTTTAGAAAGTTCTTCTACAGACAATTCTTCATCCACTTTGTAAGGGATGTTAGCTTGATCCATAATCCAATTGACAACTTTTGGTGCTTTCGGAATTAGGCCAACTGCTGCTGTACGTTGAATAAACTTAGAGATTTCATCAAGACTAACTTTACCAATCTCACCGTACGTCCACTCTGGCATAACTTCTGTTGACCAACCATTTAACTGGAACAGTTGTTTGGCAAGGTCAAAGTTAAGTTGAGTTTTAATCTCATCCAGTTTAGATTGAATAGCCATCTCTACTACGCTGATTTTAGATTCAGCAAGAGAGAAGCTACCGGAACCATTACTACCAAGAGTCAAGAAGTCTGCAAACAAAGCAGTAAGAATCTCTGCTGTGTAACGCTGAATAATAAGGTTTGTATCATAAGACTTTTGTCCAGTTACAGACATAATCTCAAACTCAAACATTTTCTTGCCATCTTGGTCAAGGATAAGGGGGAGAATCAAACCAGACTCTTTAGCCTGATGCATGTTCTTGATTACAGTTTTGTAATGTTCGAACACCGCTTTATCTTCAACAGTTGCGGTTTCAGTCATATACTGAGGTGGCAAGTAAAGCACTTTAAACCCGTTCGAATCTTGAGCCACGGAGATAGCCTCCGACTCTTGATAAGCTGTCTTGTACTTCCAAGCTGTCCAACAACCAACCAAAGGAGATTGGCCTTCGGGGCTATCTTTTATGGGATTTGAGCGGAACAACATGAACTTTTTACGCGGGATGAACTTAATGTTAGTATCGTTAAATTCGGCTACTTCTTGATAGGAATTTATAGCCCGATTACTTGGGATATTAACGCACTGATTCAAACCAGCAAGGTCACGGCCTTTATTCTTGAATACCCAACTGTCAATTGAGTCTTGTGAACGCAAAGGAAGTTTACGAATACCAATTAGGCCATCATTATACATCGAGCCTTTTTCTTTGTATCTTTGACGATAAACCTTCTCTACCGGTGCAAAACCATAACGGTTGAAGCTCACAGCTTGCTTAATAAAGGACTTAAAATCGTGTTCCATATCATTCATACATTGACGCATGAATATGGCTTTATCTTTCAACTCTTCTTCGTAGCCTTCTGGAATCTTTACTGTCCAGTCAACACGAGAAATCATCATCTCAACATACGCAAGAGCTGGGGCAATGGCACCATCTTTTTCCATACGTTTAAAGGTCTTAATTGCTTGTGGCCAACGTAGTTCGCTAGCGCACTCCTCAAGAATTTCGCCACCTAAAACCCGAAGATTATTAAATCCAGTTTCACCAAGAGCAAGAGTTGGAATATCATTTTCCCCAGCCTCTAGGGAGATTTCTGCTTCGTCAGCCATTTAAGCTCCTGCATTAAGGAAGGGGTTAGATTGAGTTAAGTTTGCGGATAGTAAGCCGGAGGAGAAGTTTGGAATTTGTAACTTCTGGGCAAGGGTGATAAATGCATCACTTGTGGCGTCCACTTGGTCATCCTTGTTCTTACGGCTCCCATCGAAACTCTCCAACTCATCAAAATAAGTGTCTGTCCAAGGCGCTTCGATATAATCAACAAGTCCGGCTTCAGCAGCTGCTGCGAATGGTTGGAATCTGATAATCTTGCTCTTATTAGAAGGACGCATTCTAGCGTAGAAACCTTCCGACAAAAGTTCTTTAATCATCATTTGTCCGGCAGCCTTCCCAGCTTGGCCCGGTTCTTGTGGGAGTATAATTTGAGTACCATCAGGATCAGATCCAGCAGTCTCAATTATCTTTGCCATAACTTCGCCAAATCTTGCACGAAACCTAACAACATCAATTACAATATAACGACCTTGTTTTGTCTTACCAATAAGGACGCCAGCAGTCCAGTCCGGATTTGGTAGTGCCTCACTAGGGATCGAACCGGCTATATCCCACGCACGACAGTAAGATATAATCTCTTTATCAAACAGATTAACTTTACCACAGAATTCTTTTTTCATGAATCCCGCTGCACTTTCCCTTACGAACCAATTGCCTTCCAGCAATCTTTTTCGTTCGGTGCCGCGAAGACCTTTGAGCCAAGCTACATACTTAGGGTTAACCTCTTCTACAATTTTATTGTCATAAACGTTAGCACTAATGAAGGTAAAAGATAGAGCATCTTGCTCTCTTACACCATATTCAGCTAGAAGTTGCTCTTTAGTATCAGCCCAAACAAAGTCACCATCCATGAAAGAAAAGTATCTCAACATCCCATCTTTTGAACGGTCAGGAGTACCATCTTCTTGCAGGTAAGGCTCTACCCACTTACGAAGTCCATGATCTGCATCAGGGTTACATGTGATTTTAAGGTGGGGTTTGATCGAAGGACAAGAGGGGTTCCGCATACGAGACATGATATATTGTATCATATACATCGTATATTGGGTTCCCTCGTCTATATAGAAAAGATTTGCCTCAGACCCTTGCCAGTTTACATCAGCTTGGTCGTTTTCAAAGTGCTTTAAATATATTTCAGCACCACTAGCATGGAACACGAACTTACCATCCTTCGCACGCCATGTATATTCATCTGGTTTATATGCTTGACTAAAGACACGTTTACATTTAGTAAGTAGACCACCCGGACCATTAAGCTGTGGTGTTGTACGACGGGTCATCACACCAATAAAGTTAGGGATATCCGTGTACTTCAAGAAGTCAATAACGCCAATTTCACTTTTTCCGCTCGCGGCTGCGCCACCGAATAAGGTTACGTCAGCCTCCGAGGCGATATACATACTTTGGCGTAATGAACACGGGCCGGGTAACTTTTTCTGAACAACTTCAGCCACTTGTGGCCTCCTCAATGTATTTAATAATCAAGTCTTTAGCTTCATTACTAAAGCATTCAGTGTAACCTGTGAACTTCTTAGTTGGTTTATAGTAATAACCAAGAGATTTTAATTCCCGCATAATCTTTCTTTCAAGATTTGCAGAGTCTATATTAATCATCTCTTTTTCATATACAAAGTTATAGTCATAAATATCTTTTTGGCGTTTATAAACCTTTTCCCGACCTTTCTTATTACAAGTAATACCGAGTTTCAGGAAAGATTCCTTGCCGTCTGACATTTCAACAATATAAATTGAGCCAACTCTTTGACCAAGCTCTGTATCTTCAGTGTACCGGTCAACCATATTATAAGTTGTTTTGTCGTAAGTACATTGGGCACAACCTTTACCTTTTACATGGCAAAGTGGACGTTGTTCAAAAATACCATGCACATCACAAACAATTTTAACTTTAGTTTCTGTATTTACATATTCTGCAAAATCATATGAATACTTATCTTTGTGAGTTTGTTTTGCTCTTTCGATAAAGTACTCAGTCGTGTATTCTGAATAGCGTTGAAGCAAACTTCTCTCGACACCACACTTAGGACAACCATTACCATACATATGGGGTCCGGCAGATTGCGTGAACTCACCATGTTCTGGACAGCCAATTACAACTTTCTGAGTGAAACCTTTAGTTAAGATAACTTTAGAATAGTCATATTTATGTTCATGGAATTCCGCACTCTTAACTAGAAAGTCTTCTTGAGATAATCTCTGCTTTTCTACACTGCACTCTGGACATCCACGGGATACCAAGTGGTGTGCTACCGTCTGACTGAAAACACCATGCTCTTTACAAATGATATCAATTTTACTTGTAGTTTTGGTTGTTGTTACTAAAGAGTAGTCAAACTTGTTTTGGTGTATTGCGGAGGCTTCAACAACAAAGTCCTCAATAGAGCGCTTGAGTGGAATAGACTCATGAACACAATGGCGACAACCTGCACCTTTCAGGTGAGAGTCAGTTCGCTGAACAAATATACCATGATCTTTACATTCAATATCAATGTAATATCTTGGACCTCTTGCTTCCCAAGCAACATATTTATATTTGCTGTCGTGTATGTTGTTTGCTTTTTCTACAAACTTTTCAAAATTAAATTCTGGCAAAACTTTAACCTCTGATTAGGTATTTAATAGGCGAGAGCTAGCTAACTGAATCAGCAGTTAGCGGGGATGGCCATCCTTTCGCTCTCATTGTATTTCTTTACTCAGCTTCTTCCGAAGCCTTTTCACCACCATCACATGTGGCAAGATATTGCTTGATCATTTTCGATTTATCGCGACCTTTAATACCCCGACGGGCAAGGATTGGTCGGATTTCCTCGATAGGCATATCTTCAAGTTGTTCTTTCGTATAATTTTCTTGAATTACTTGATAACGAAAACCCGGACTATCTTCCAACATATCTTTGCTTTCAATGTACATCCAGCAACTATGCGGATAACTCAGTCGTGGTACTTTGTCTTCTTGGAGGATAGCGCCTTTATTAGAGGCTTCTACCACATTCTTCATGAAGTCGTAGCCGAGGCTATCATTGCCTGTGACGTACAGCATATATCGATTCATTTAAATTCTCTCCGTTATGTTCAATTCATAAAAGAGATATTACGCTACACAACAGTGGTTTGTCAAGCTTATTACAAATATATTTAAACTATTTCAAGCTGTCTTAACAAATAACTCTATATTCCAAGAGTTATCTATAAATCAGCTATGTAACTCTAATATTCACCCTACCATACCCACTCAGCCAACATCCTGATTGAGATGCAGCTACTTGCGCAGACTGCCCCACGGCTATCTTAATACCGTCACTAATTTCAACAGGAGGTTTTTCAGATTTAACAAATACATAGAGATAGTCTGTAGTTTTGTTTTGGATAGTGATCGCAGTTCCTGACGGAATAGCTGAAAGCTCATAGGCATTCTCCCACTCCAATCCGGAAAGAATTACGTCTTCTTTTGTATCCCCAGAAATTACTATTACATTTTCCATAGACACCTCAAACTAACGCTAATGTTGCAGCAGAGTACATCGTGCCAAGAAAGGCTGCCGTAACGCTGGTGTCGTTAGTTGATGCTGACAACACCCTAATAGCAAAATCTGTTTTCTCTGCTACGATAATTCCGGGGTCTCCCTCATGCCGGTAAGGTGTGACCTGACTGACAGCAACTTCAAGGGGCATTCTATAGAAACCTAGTGGGGACTGGAAGACCGTAGCCATAGTAACAGTCCTATCTACGCCACCTGATCTTGTCTGGGCGAATAGTATTGAGTGGACGCTTAGGGTGTGCCCTGCTGGGACTGTGTAGACAGCTTGTCTTGCTAATCCGAACCCTGCTGGGATCTGTCCTCTGATTGTACCCCCACCGGAATCGCGAACGTTGATATCGCCTACGTTAACCTTGGTAGTGCCAGCACTCATAATTAGTATCGAGTTAATCCTGAACAATTGAAGTGGAACTGCCACAGGCGTTGTACCATTCAGTGTAATAGTTTGGTTAACTTCGACATAGTTGATATCAAGACCAAAGATGGTGATTGTTCTAGCACCTACACCGGCAGCGGCGTCACTCGTACTAGTTGATACTACTTCAAGACTCGTAGCCGCTGTCATCCACGGGTAAAGCCCACCAACAGACCATACATCCTCTGGTAGCGAAGCTTGGTCAACATCGGGGTTGCTACCTAGACCAGTCACCCTGCGGACACCCGGTACAAGGCCAAGCCCAACAGCAGTGTAGAAATCCATGCCTTTAGGGTGAACGTTTGTAGTCCACAGAGAACCGTTGCTACTCTTTTCAAGGGCCTTTTCTTGCACTAAAAGAGTTGTAGCAGAGTTAGGAGAGTAAGCCCACAGACCAACCTCACCGGGAGCAATCTCTAGTGGATCTGCCTCTGGAAATGCTGAGAGATGATAGCCGTCCACGGTTGTTGGGGCTGCTAACGATGTAGCAATTTTACAGAATGAAGTGCTCTTGTTATGCACTTCTACTTGTGTACCGACAGTGATGCCAGAAGCTGTGTAGAGGTTTGTCCAAACTCCTTTTGGTACTACAACATCTACTCTTGTTATCGCCATATTGCTATCTCCCTTTAAGAGATGGTTCTTCTAAATTCGTTAGAACCTTATTGTTATTGTTACAAAAGGGAAATTGTATACGTGGTAGGTAATTCGTACCACTCAGCTCAATTATATTAATAAATATAATTGTGTATAAAATAAATGTATTAGCACCCACGCTACCATGGTCTAATAACTCTCTGAATGCAAAATCACTCAGCTTCTCCACTCGGTAGCTTACCTACCAGCATTTGTGTGGTTCGCCAGAACCACGGGCTTCCGAACTAGGCAGCTCAGAAATTCTTTTGAATAACATAAATCCCGAACGATATCACTACGACTGATTTCGTGCGAGTTTCTTGTTATTCATCTTCATCAGGTTCAACGAATACTAGTGACAGACGTGGTTTCATTTCGGCCTTGATCTGCTCAGGAGATTGCTCTTCCTCTTCAGTATCACGCTTACCTTCTGCACGAGCTTTGAAGTTTGTAATCTCATCGCTGCTAGCTGCTTTTTCAACGCTGACAATGGAATTGATAATCCACTTTGCGCTTGCGACAGACTCAGAGTTTACATTTTCATTCTTAAGACTCTTATCAATCAAAGCTAGAGCAATATCTTCGCGTTCACGAAGCTTGTCAGCCAGTTCACGCAGTTTACTCTTTTTGATTCGAACCTTACTGTTTCCCGAAGTGTTTCTGTTTGAACGTGGCCCATCAAACCTAGTATCTGGGCTAGGATTCGGGTTTGTAATTTTCTTAGCCATAAATGTTACCTATTAAGATACAGAAGGCATAACGCGGAAGTTTGTACTCGTTCCGGCGACACCTTCCGCCACATTGACCCAGCCCATCGATCCACCTGCTGCAATTGTATTATTCCAAATCTTGTGACCTCTGGAATAATAAAAACCATCGGTTGGAATTGCTGTTGCATAGTGTGGGGTGACAGAGACAAGCATCCACTCTGCTGTTGTACCTAGTTGTGGGATGATCCTTTCGAATATCAAAGCACCACCGCTAGGGCAGGTGAGTTCAGGGACACCAGATGCACGTAGACTAATATTACCATTAGATCGTACAGTTACAGCACCGATTGCAAACAGTGTACGATGTTGTCCGGGGTTTGCCCAACCATGAAGATTTGAAATACGGATGGTCCTGTCAGCATTAGGGGACACATAGCAAGATGGATGGCCCTGCATATCAACGTTACCAGAAGCATCAGTAACAACAATTTTGTGTTGTCTGTTGTTCTTAAACAGTGTCATTCCGGTAGTTTGCTTACTGTTCTGTCCCACGTATTCCCAAGACTGAACTTGGTCAAGGCCTACACTACTAGCGGCAACCATGTTGTCAACAGTACCGAGCATAAACCCACCGGGGCCAACCTGTGTGCGGCTGCTGACACCTTCCCTGAAGATACCCCCATCACCAACACCACCTTGAATGAAAGTAGTTGCTACAGTTTGGGATGCGCTAACTTGGTAAGTGCCAGACTTTCCAGTTGAACCTGTCAACTGTTGGACTATGGTGGTTCCAGCAGTAACCCCAGTACCCGTTAATGACATACCCGCAGCGAACCTGCCAAGCATTGACACATCGTTCTCAATCGTAAGGGTAGTTCCTGCAATGGAGCCATTACCTCGACCCGCACCAACCGTACCATTGCCAGCATTAGCATGTCTGTTAGCTTGGAAGAATTGTTGGGCGCCAGTTTGAATGTCAAAACAGATACCTACAGATTCAAACCAAGTTTCCATTACGCTATTGTTACTGCAAGCACCAAGCTCCTTCCAACCCAATCGGGTTTTTTCACAAGCAAATTGCCCCATAGCCATTACACCAGTGGGGCAACGTGCAGCCTGACCAACACCGGCAATATCAGAAGTACTTTCACCATGACCACTTGCATTGTCTGCAACTTCCGAGGGGGTTGGGTCAAATGTCAACAGTACACCGATATCTGATATATCATCTGGTGCTGTGCTCATACCGCCTGTGTAACCGTTCTCAAGTTCAATTTGACCGTGTTGGCCAGTGAACATGTAGCCAATACTGCCAATAGCTCCACGGGCACCTACTTGACAATCCTGAAACTTAACAAACTGGTTTGGGAGAAGTGAATGAGCATCGGTATATCCGGCTCTTGACCACACACATCTGTTGAAGTTAATGATTCTGACATTGAAGAATGTCGTGTGCCACAACCCACCTTGAGTGTACCCAGCATCCCATTTTGCACGGGCATACAATCCCCACTGTGTTGGGTTGACAGGTGCCACGTTAAAGTCTGCTGTTGATGCTCCGCTTATAGTGAGGTTAGACCACCCGCATTCTGCAACAACGCCAGAGTCAATTTCCACCATCCCGTAAGTAAATCCGGGATCTGCTACAGGAAGAGCAACAAACCCACCATTCCTCACGCCGGGGCCGTCAACTGGAACTCTGGAGCGGATGGTTAGCTTAGTTACGGGGGAGAAGCCAGACCCAAGTCTAACCTTACCCCCACCCTTACTGGACGCATATAGAGATGCTTTTTCACAAGCCAGAGTGTCATCTGTCACGCCGTCAGCCAGTCTACCAAACTCCTCCATCCAAATTTCACCGGAAGTAATTCTTTGGAACCTGCCTGTTGGAACACCCACAACAGCGAAAGTATACCCACCATTATCCGGTTCTGTTGAAGCAGAGTCCCATATGAAATCACCACCGCCGCGTGGGCCAAGATAAGGTACTCTTGTGGACCACCCAGCATGATAGGATGCGACTTTATAAGTAAGGCCAGTCTTTCTTGGTAGCGTCAATAGGTCTGCAACAGAATCAACAGACACCACAGCACTGCCAACATTCAGTGCTGCACCATCGGCAGCAAGGTCTGCAATGCTTACTTTTGTACTTAGAAGACCTTCTGTGTAAACAGCAGAAGCCTGTGCATCATTGGCGGAGTCTAAGGAGTCTTGAGCAGAAGCAGCGCTTTCAGCAGCTTTAGTAGTCGCTGTAACTGCACTTGATGCTGAAGACACAGCCGAAGTTTGACTTGCTGTGGCACTATTGGCAGAAGCTGTTGCAGAGTTAGCCGAATTCGTAGCACTTACCGCAGCTTGGCTTGCAGACGCAGCAGCAGCATTCTTACTAGCCAATGCACCAGCAGCATCAGCAGCCACTTGAGCTGCCAAGCCATCACTATGAGCTGTCTGATCAAGCATCAACAATTCATTAATTGTTGTCTGCGTTGTATCATCTGTAATCTCAATATTACCAATGTTGGCATAAGATCTGTATTCTAAAGAAAATACACTAACATGATACCAACCGTTTGGGACATCAATTTCATACTCACCATCTTCATCTGTCTTAAAGTCTTTTGTTACAAACATAAGAACTTGTTCAGAGGTGTTATTAGCTGTAATCCGAACAGAAGAGTTTTTGTATGGTTCGCCTGTAGGGGTGAGGAGGGTGCCTGAAAGAATCATATTGTCCCTACTGAGGTGGAGAGCTTGTTTTGTTTTTATAGAAAGATTTTCTTAAAGCCTATCAACAGGACAACCTGCAATACATTTAGAAATGATAATAGGACTTAAGAAAATCAACTCTTTAGAGGAGAGGGCTAAAGAGTTGATGAAAGAATGTCTACAGGAGAGGATAGACTTCTTTAAGATGCTGACGCGAGAGGAAGAGGAGGAGAACGTCAGCTTTGAAGGCACCATTAATAAAGAATTTATACTTGGATGGTGTCGGGTGAAACTAATTTGAGTGGTTGGTACTGAACTCCAACTTGCTGACGGCATATTCAGCAGCATACCCGCGTTGTGCTATTTCTAGTCTTACGCTGTGTATCAGTCTACACATTCACTCAAAACTGGAGCATACCTTGAAGGAATCTAACCTTCGACAACTTAAACGTATTCTAGACTACAGAATAAGGAGCCAACATGAGGCAGCATAAAACTTTAGTTTGAATCTTTAAATTCATTACCCCGTATTAAAACCATTTGAGCATCAATAAAGACACACATTGATAAGCTTGTTTAATTCCGAGGATTTCAGAACTCGTCAGTTCATTTCTTTAAGGGGCTCTAAGGCCTACGAAAAGACATTATTATGTCTCTCGGAATTGGAGTATAAATACTTCCTTTATTTTTCCCTAAAAATTTCCGCTGGTCTTCCTTGACCCAGTAAAACAAGTATGAACTATAAAAGTTCTTTTGTCAAGTAATTGACTAATTTATTTGCAATTTATTCAAAAATAGGCATCACTTTACGGAATTGTGTGTTTCCTTCGGTGATACTTTCGAATGCATACTCAAATTTAAAGTCTGGATTGTCTTCTTCCCACAAATCTTCTTCAAGTTCTTCGTCTTCAAGATAATCTTCAATTTTCATTTTTAATCCTATTCTTTCTCTTTTTGATTGCTATCTTTTCCCAGTCATCTGGGTGTTTAGCGTTCTTTTCTAAATTACATGTTGGACACAGCAGTTGAATATTCTCAGGCCAATTACTCCCACCTAATGCAAGCGGCATAATATGATCTGCGTGGTAACTTGTGAATATTAAGTTAGCAAGACATCCTGTACACAGGCCATTTTGTTTAACAAATAAGTTATGTATATCGTCTGCTGTAAACTCGCCTTCAGCGTTCTTTATTCTTGCACGTCTTCGGTGTGAATTAGCTTTGAGTGTGGCTTTATTTTCTAAAGTGTAGTTCTTAGCTCTTTCTTTGTAGCATTCAACGCAACCACCAGAGTCAGCATATTTCTTACTAAAATGTCCTTTTAATTCACAAGCAACATTATCGTAGTAATACTTTTCTTCTACATATATGGCTTGTGCTCTGGTTTTAGGTAAGAAAGATAATTCCATTTCAAGAAGTTTTGTTGATTCGGGGCTATCTGGATCAGCAACAGACTTTAGGAAGTCCATTGTGTCTTTAGCATATTGAATTGCTTCTTTTGCTGTTTGTTTGCGTTTGTATTTCTCTTCAGCCCTATCGGAACTCTGTTCTCTAAATAAATCGTTTTGTTCGTGAATGCATTCAACACATTTAGTGGATTCAACCATTCTGTCTGCTATATGTCCATTCTTACATTCTTCACCAATAAAGTAATATACCTCACCAGCTTTTCTTGCGTCACTTCTACTTATAAATTCCACTACCACCGTACCTAATCAATGTCAATCTAATTAGTATACGGGGTAGATAGCTTATTAATCAAGCTTTCACAATATTTATTTCTTATTTGAAACTGTATTATATTGAGTTTGTCAAGTTATATTTAAAATAATTGTTCAAACAGATAACTTCTCCTCAATAGCAACACCATCTTCTTTCCAATTCAGACTGATAGGCACTAAATAATCCACACCAAACCTTTTACGAAAGCAATCACCCATAGTTTTTGATAGTAAGTCAGCATTCTTAGTCTGCACCAAAAATGAGTCATGCACTGGCAAGCATGAGATATTCTTTTCAATCATCACCTCTAGAATATCATTAGCCAAATGACTATCAGCATTTTGTAAGATACGCCCCATGCTATCTGGGCAACAGAAGAAATCACCAAACTGTGGGTATTTATCATAGATAAGCAACATCACAGCCTTTGCACCGCCAAGGGAATACTTCTTTTTGTCTTCATCCTTAAGCAGATTAATCTCTTTACGAATAGCACCCTCTGCATCGTCGTCGTTATAGCAGTTAAACATGATGTTAACAGCGAGCTTCACGATACGACGATCTACTGTGTTTGTTTCATCTTCAAGAATACCTGAGTAAACGTCTAGTGGAAGGTACTCGACATCAATATCCTTGAGAGCAGCAGCTACACGAAAATGTAGATTGCAGAAGTCAATCTCACAAACTTCCTGACCTTCAATCTTAATATCAAGTCGTGCATCCGTATCTCGATTCTTAATTGCCAGCACATCAGCTTTATAAAATCGACCACCGTAAGCAAACGACTCATTGAAGATACGACAGTAGAAGTTTGTGAGAGTCTTACCACTACCATCTTCAATACGAAATGATTCATTCATATGGTTGAGCTTACGAACAACCTCTTCCATTTTCTTGATATCTTGTGTGTTACGATAAGGGATTGAATTCTTGTCTTCATCTCGCAATTCAATAACCTTCACGGTGTCTTCATATGCTTTCATAGTTTCCTCAATCAATTCTTCCATGTGCCAGACTTCAATGAACTTCTGGGTTGGAGTGATGTAGCTAACTTCCCTCTTCTCTTTAATCTTATGTGGCTTACCCTTAACATTAACCACATAACCTTCATGTACTAAGTATTCAATACAACGAATAACCTTACGAGAGGTAATATCTTTCTTACTACTTGTCTTTGTTCCTCCTGTGTCTCTACTATACACAAGCTTACATTGTTTCTTAAGACAAGCAATCAGATTAGTGACAACCACACCTAACGTAGTAATGTCCTTATATCCATACACCCTAATAGCATTACTTACCTCTCTACTAACTTTAATATCATAGGTTAGTAGCTTAGTATTCAAGATTACATCTCCCATCCTCCTCTATACCTCCCTACTATCATATAACGCAATTTTAGAGACAAAATGCTCTGTAGGCCACAGCCACAAAGGCTTGTAGCAAAAATCCCATAAATAAGTTTGCCTAAATTCGTCTGTAGGCATCAAATCTGAACAACCATATTGGCACACACAGCAGCACCTTGTCAACTCTCCCACAACATTATTTTTATTCCAAACAAATCTATTCACCGCTTGCAATCCCTGAATCATGCGTGTAATATGACTTCATCAACTGAACGAAGGAGAGAAATAAATGATTTTGAAAGACTTGATTGATGCTTTACAGAGAGCAGAGGAAGCTAATGACTTGTTGCTGAGGTTGTGGTTGCAGATTGACGTGTATTCCGGAGAGCTTCGAGAGGGTAAGCTTGATGTTCATACCCTCAATGAGTTGCTGCATTTCTTTAATTTCGATGATAGCGAATAGGAGAACCCAAATGCCCATCATCCACCTACACACCTACCGTCTCCTGAAACAAATCCTTGAACATGCAGATAAGGTTGTGATAGTGTCGGTAAACACAGATGATGGGAAGCAAATGGCATATACTTATGTGAAACGTAAACAAACTGAGAAGGGAGAGAAGAAATAATGGGAATGTACACAGAAATTCAAGGTACTATTGAGTTTACAACCGAAACACTGGCTGAATGTTTTGTAGGAAAGAATCAGTGGTCAATGATGGGTCACACATTGGATAAAGTAAAACCGTTCATCACATTCAGCCGAAGTCACTGGATACCACATTCAGGTGATGGTGTAAAGTCAATTGAAGGTAATATTGTAAAGTTTCACAGTGAGCTTAAGAACTATGACCACACAATCGAAGAGTTCTTGAAGCTACTTCCTTTTATGGCTAAGAAATGGTGCTTAGAAACTCGTTATGAAGAATGCAGTAACTGGACATTGCACAGGAATGATGAAGAAGATATCGACGTGAATGGTGATAACTACTTTGACAGAGAGCGGAGTAATGTTCCCGAGCAAATCTATCCAGATATTGATGTGTTTGATGAGAGTAACTTGAAATGACCCACAATTTCCGAGACAAAGACATAGACGAAATCTTCGTCATCCATTCACCAAACAACACTCTCCTCCACGTAAGCTATCTTGGCCCAACAGAGGAGACATTTTACACGAGGGCTGATATAGTGGCGATGTTGGACATTATTGATGGGAAGGAAGAGGGAGCGCTACGTAAATGAAGATTAGTGAGTATCAGCAGGGTTTTGTTATTGGATTGGTTCTAGGTGCAATAATGATTATAACGATGTGTAGTTATTTTATTATCCGTCCTATGCTAGCTTTGGAGAATACTAGAATGCAGCTCATTGAAGAATGTCAGAAAGTTTTACCAAGGAATCAAACCTGTGAACTGGTAGCTGTGCCTGAGGAAAAACCATGACCTATATTCTCTTGTGGTTCCTTTGTGCTTACTGCGCATATAAGCTACTCAAAAACTACGTCTCAGCCAACCTGCGACTAGTAGGCATCCCTGACGCTAGCATCGCTCAAGCTATGAGAAATGCCGCTAAGAAAGACGATTCGATTGAAGAAATCTACAATGCTACGGACAATACAATCAACGCAGCATTTTGGACAGTGGTTTTAGTGGTGCATCTAGCTATTTGGCCTATTTGTTTGGTACAGTTGGTGGTGTGGCAGACAATAGATAAACAAGACTTTTCGGATTTTAGGGGTTGATATGCTTCAGATTAAAACAGATAATCATGGTACTTACTGGATTGAACTAGATGGTGAGTGTATTCATGGGTGCCTTACAAAAGAATCCTCGTTGGTGTGGTTTAAGAGTTATCAAAAGGTATGGGATAGCGGCTATAAGTTTAAGACAGCCGAAGAAGAGGCTGAATTGGCTAGATCTTGGGAGGGCTTGTAATGATTACCCCAACATGGCATCTAGAGCAAGCTATTATGATGCTTGACAAGTGGTATAAATTTGCTGAAAATTCCTTAGCGCTGATTGACAAATACCCTGTAAAGTATAGGAAGCTTCAGCCACAACGACATAAACAGAATGCAGACTGTAAGCGTAATGCTCTACACTGTAAAACGGCTGGACTTGTATGGCATGATCGATATAAGAGGCTATTAGACACACAAAGAGGTATGTTTAAGTGAGTGACACAAGAGAGTGTGAATTCTGTAGAGATAGGCTAGAAGAGTTTGCAGAAGATGCTGTTGTCTGTGGAGCCTGTGACGGAACTAGATTATTGGGTGTTCGTGAATGCTTCTGTCACGCCTATGAACCTTCAGAATGTGGTTGTGAGGCTGATTGGTCAGATTATACAGAGATTGATTACTGTGAGGATGAAGAGTGAAAGTATGCTGTTCAAACGGTAAACCTTATGACTCTCTAACAGACTTCGAGCGACTGGGTGGGTGCTCAACCGATCAATGTGTAGGACCAATAGAGGTTGAAGACTTTGATCTATTACTAACTGGTCTTGGAACATTCGATCCAAAAGACATACCGACAATTGAAGATCTTCTGGATTTCGATAGAGGTGTGCAGTCTGCTATTGATGGACAAGATATACGAAAAGCCAAACTAGCACAATTTGGAAGTAGGCTTCAGAAAGAAATAGATCTATTAACAGTCTGTGGAACATTCAACACAGACGAATGCATCAGTCACGAAGACTTTAGACATCTCTTCAACAAATCTGGTAGTTGGGAACAATGGATACTTTCACAAATTGAACAAGAGGGTGTTGAGAAATATAAAGCGTGGTATGCTAGGATGTCAGAAAGGTGTGATTTGCATAGTGATTTGATTGAAGCTCATAATAAATTATTTGGAGAGAAGGATGAAGCCACAGGAGATTGAGAAGATTAAGCAGTTGGATGTCAATGGGATAAACGGAACTATCCAACATCTGTTGATGAATCCTAACATTAATCAAATGCCGTATGCTGATGCTATCTATTATTTGCTACACAAAACACTTGACGAACGTGCATACTATGAGAAGATGTATCAGAAGTTCTTTAATGTGATTACATCGGCTGGACTTATGACTAATGAATTGCTTGAATTGGAGGAGAAATGATTACTTTATGGTTGATTGGTTGGGGATTTACAGTAAACTTCTGCACGCCAGAAGAAACCCTTAAGAACAATACAATGTGGCAGAATGCTAAAAATGATTTGAGTTATATGTTTACTTGGCCATTACAACTAGGCACATTTTGCAGAAAAGTTTTTGTGAAATAAACCTTGCATAATAGATTGAAGTGTGGGAAGCTAGAGATGTTGGGAAAGTAAAGGTGTGGAAATTTAATATCAATTGAAAGTGAGGTGGTACTTTGGGAGCAAAATTGCGCAACTTCGTAGTTAACGTCGATGGACAAGATGTTGAAGTCAATCGTAAATCCACTAGGAAGACTCGTAACGGAGGTTTGCCACAGGAACAGAAGGAGAAGTTTATAAGGGAAGCTGCTGCAAAGATTGAATACATTAAGAAGTTCGTACCAACACCGTCACAAGAGCAAGCAATTGAGATTGCACGCAATAACACACTAAGTTGGATTGTTGGTGTGAGTGGTTCTGGTAAAAGTACCTGCATTCTTTGGGATTACTGCCAAGAATATCTTCGGGATAACACCAAAAAGATTTATGTAATCAAAGGTGCTACCGAAGTAAGTATGGATAAGATTGGATTCCTCCCTTTTGGTTTGGATGAAAAGATGTCTGCACATATGGTGGCTAATCGGAAGATTCTTGAAGATTTCCTTGGGGCTGAAAAGGTTGCAGCAGACTTGAACAAGCGAATCTTTCTTCTTCCGCCAAATTATCTGCTTGGACAGACGCTGGAAGGACTCATTCTCATTGAGGAGGCTCAGCAATTACAGCCCAACGTTCTGAAGTTGATTCTTGAACGTACAGGTGCTCGGGGAAGTCGTGTTTGCGTGGTTGGTGATGCTAGTCAACTCTACACAGATGCAAAAGAGGCTAAGTTGCGTAATGGTTTGACTGACGGACTCAAGCGATTCTTTAACGAAGACATGTCGCCTAAGTATCCAGATGTTGGTCATTTTGAGTTTAATATTGAAGATGTACAGCGTTCAGAAATTGTGAAAACTATTCTGCGTGCGTATGCTGATTATCAGTAGGAGGTTTATGAAGGAAATTAATGGGGTGAGAGTTGCATACAATGCCATAGATTGGACAGGTCATAAAGTTGGAAGACTTGTTGTAAAGAATATTGAAGGCAGGCATGCAACTCGGAGGACTTTAGTGTGGAATGCTGAATGTTCTTGTGGTAACACCACTAAAGTTACATCAGCCGAGTTGTCAGCTAATGACACTCAATCTTGTGGATGTCTGCACTTAGAAGTAATCGCTGCTACGAATAAGGCGTTTGCAGAGAAGTATCAAACGCATGGAATGGCAGGAACTGTGGAACAGAAGGCTTGGAAAAGGATTAAACAGAGATGTCTTAATCCTAATTCATTAGAATATGAAGTTTACTCTAAGATTGGAATCTCTGATTCATTTGCTGAGAGTTTCATGAACTTCTATAATGATATTGGACCAGTGCCGAGTGACCTTGTAGGGAGGGTTTCTGTAGATAGAAAAGAAAATTCACTAGGATATGTTGAAGGCAATGTCCGCTGGGCCAATGATGAAATGCAGTCAAGAAACAAGGGGATGTACACCAGTAACAAAAGTGGCGTTAATGGAGTAAGGTTGCATATTGGGGCTGATGGCAAAGAGTATTGGTGTGCTAGTTGGTATCCGATATCAGGTAAACAAAAGAGTAAATATTTCTCTATACCTAAATATGGAGATGAATTAGCTTTCTTCGCGGCTTGTGAATATCGAAGTTTGATGATTGAACGTTTAAATTTGTTGGGTGCAGGTTATGCCCATGACCACGGTAAATGAGGAGTAATAATATGAGCGAAGAAACTTTTATCCCGATGTTCCCACCAAAGAACATTTTCACAACTGAAGTACGCGGACAACAACATACATACTACCTCACTGGTCCTATTACAGAACCTGAAAATTATGTAGACTTGTGCAATATCCTACGCTCTAGTGGGCCACAAGACGAAATTTTGATCAGAATAAATAGTTCAGGCGGGTCTGTAGCAACAGAGCGGATGATTTGTAATGCAATCGAAGAGTCTGAAGCAAATGTTGTAGGTTTTATTGAATATGCCTGCATGTCAGCGGCTACGACTGTATTCTTGGCATGTAAACAGCATGGCTGGGGTCCACACATCCAGTTCATGATTCATTGCGCGTGGTGGAGCTCTTATGGAAAAACTCCCGATATTAAGAGCCATACAGAGTTTGCTCACAAACAGATGGAAGAGGAAATTATTGCTACGTACAGCGGCCTGTTGGATGAATCAGAGCTAAAAGCATGTAATGATGGGAAAGAGTTCTGGTTTGGTGCAAAAGAGCTTGAACAGCGCATGAAAAACTTTTATGAGTACCGAGATTCTCAACCCTGTGGTTGTGGCTCGCCTGACTGTGAAATCAATGCACGGCTTGCCGAGGAAGACGAAGAAGAGCCTGAATTTTCTTTGGAAGATATCATCGAAAAAGCTGTGCAGGCTGGTGTAACCAAAGCTCTAGCTGCTCGTGATGCAAAAGAAAAGAAAGCAGCACGACCTAAGAAACCAGAAGGCGGAGCTGTTTTGAAATAACTTGTTGACAACGCATGTGGAGGGCTTTAAACTAGACTCCACTAACCCAAACACAAAGGAGATAATAAGATGATCAGCACACAGGAAATCGAGGAACTCATCGCAGAACAACAAGCTGACCTTGCTGCACAGGAAAAGTCAGAGAATTCTGAGGAGGAAGAATGAACTACTTTGACCAATTACACGAAGTTCCAGACGAAGACGAACACCTAGAACCAGAATTCAATATTGACCCTTATTGGAATTTAGAATTTGATCTGCACTACGCACAAGGAGAAATGTAATGATAAACGATGTTTTTGAATGTGTTAATACTAAAGTGCGCAAAGAACTACAAGGTATCTATAAAGCGTACAATGTTGTACATGGAACAGTAACCGCAAAGGCAGAAAATAAAATGATCGTCTATAGCGTCGTTAAGTTGGACTTCGGCCACAAAACAAATGTTGGTGTATTTGACACACAAGATAAAGCTAAGGCTTATCAGTCGAGTCTTGAGTTAGAGTTATTTGATAATAGCAATCTTTGTGGTATTAGTTTTGAGATTGAGGAGTGTGTAGTAGTATGAATTACGAACATGATCAGGTAGAAGGCTTGGAGTCATCTTTGGAACATTGGATTTTGTCGGACGAACAAGATATGCGTGAAACATTTGGGGATGATCTGGTGATTGCAGTCAAGGAGGCTTTAGTAGATGACTGATTATGATCGCTGGTTGGAAGAGGGTGATTATTACTTAGATGAACTCTACGAACCGAAAGATAAATATGACGATTATGAGCCAAATGATTACCCTGATGAGGATTGTGATTAATGGAAGAACCCCTAGGTCCACTTTGTGGGAAAGTAATTAAAATCATCCCTCACATACCCTACTACCTAGCTGACGGAAACGTTGTTCTAAAGAAGTGGAAGGAAGGTTTTGTAGACCGAATGGGGAATAAGGCAGAGCTTACGAAAGTGTTGTTTAGGACGAAGAAGAATAAAGAGAATGTTGTAGTTATTAGGGTTAGGTGGGAGTAGAGAAGATGACTGAGAAGAAAGAGATTAAAGTTTCTACAGTTACATACGAACAATATATTGACTATGAGTATGTCGATGTCGCTAATTATTTTATTGTCTCTGCACTTCAGGAGTACATTTATTTTCATACGAATGATAGAATGCTAGCTCAGTCAAAATGTAATGAGATTTTTGGGGTTGGTAAGTACACAGTAAAATCCTCCAAAATTACTAAGAGTAAGTCTAGACTAGAATCAGGAAATTTATCAGCTACAGGAACTAGTACCAGACGGGGGCAGTCTAAATGAAGTCCAAACACATCCAAATGTACATGAACATCGCACAAGTATTGGCAGACACTTCAAGTGGTGTTAGACTCAAAGTAGGTGCGGTATTGGTAAGAGATAATAATATTCTTTCAACGGGATACAATGCTTTGCCCGCTGCTATTGATGGCCCACTAGAAGATAAAGTTTATAGTATGGGAGCAGGTGGTTGGATGGATGCGGACTCTTTTAAAGAAACCTATCCATATGAAGATGAGTTTGGCTATTATAAACTTGTTACCAAACCGGAGACACGTCATGCTGAACGCAGTGTGCTTATGAACCTGTGCAAAACTAATGAGTCTGCTGTAGGTGCGAGCCTCTTCGTCACCGACGGATGTTGTAAATTCTGTGCAATTGATATTGTGGATGCTGGTATAACTGAGGTATACTACAAAAACGAATACAGGGACACGTCTGGAATAGAATATCTAGAATCACAAGGTGTTAAAGTAATTAAAATTTAAAGGAGAACAAAATGCACACTAAATCTTCAAGTTGGCAAGACGATGAAATTATTGACACCAAGAAACTCCAATTCTTTTCATTATGTCAAGTGATGAAGGCACTGGGTTATGAATACGTAGAATATTGCTCTTGTCCTTCTAGGTTTGAGAGCAAGCATTGGTCAAACAAAGGTCGTAAAGTGGTTAGCGTGTCCAACGCCATCCGCTTGCATAACGGTGATAATATCAAGTGTATTTTTGGTAGGCCACCAAGTAAATTGACTATTCTCTCCTTCAATGACTATACGATTGCTAACGCAAAAGCTGCACGAGTGGTAAAGAAGGTCAAATTGCAATTCTGTCGACAGACAAACCAATTAATTTGTCAGGACCACCGTGTTCAGTTTGTATATGGAAGTTACTCTTATTTGTTTCTGAACAACAAGTACTCGGGGTGATGTATGAGCAACAGAACCATCGCGTTGCTTTTTAGTAACTCACATTGGATGTGGTCTGAAGATTATCATTTCGGTAATCACAAACACCTTGGAGAGTTCGTTGAAGTATATTTTGCTAAAGGCTTCTCTGATCGTGAGGTTGATGAAGTGATTCGGGACTATTACTCTGATAATATTGAACATCTTTTTGACTAATTCTAAAGCTCGGGACTTGACTGTCTCGGGCTTTTCTTATAAACTTAGGAAATCAAAATGAGAAAATTTGAAGGTTTATCTGATTTCTTTAGAAACGCAACAGATGAAGAGAAACAAGAAGTTTATTCAGAAGTTATTGAGAAAGCTAACCAAGAACAACTTAAAGTAATTGAAAAGGCAAAGGAGATTG